TATCCCAGTTCGTGTAATTGTCCCAGTCATTTGCCAGAATCTTATCGGATCGCTGGGAAGACCAAACCATTCGAGTCACCAGATTGAAGAAGGGTATCTCAATGTCCGAGTTGCCGCCGTATTGACCGGTATTGTTGACATAGGTCACTGTCTTCACCAAGAACGTCTGATCAGCCGATGCCAGCTGAGCCATCTCCATCTCCGTCAAGTAGATGAAGTTGCCCTCCAGATACGGATCGGGGTAAAAGGTCGTCAGGGCAGTGTTGGATGACGTGCCGTCCACGTTCGGCGGGCTCAGGAATCGACCGATCGCATAGTCATTCGTGTTCGGGCGGATGCGCTGTCCAAACGTCGTCGACAGAGGATTCACGTCAACGATTGTATACAGCTGGTTCAGGGGACGGTAGGTGACATTGATAAACACATCGGAGTTCTGCATCGACACCAGTGGAAGTGCCATACCAGGGTTCTCGCAGAACCAAAAGTGAAGTGGGATCACCAGCTGGCGAGAACGGATCGAGGGCTCCGGAACCAAGGTGTTCGGGATTCCACCGGGCTGGACCAGCGGCACGACTGCGTGGGGATACTGACCCAACCGGTCATATGCATTCGCCGGATCCTTGAGCGCATCGACATGTCCGACCATCTCATCTACGATCTTGCGCTTGTTGGGATCGTGTGTCAGGTAGGAATAAAACTTGAGCCACTCACCTGTAAATGTCTGCAGAACCTGTCCATTCGCCGTGATCTCGACGTGATCAATCAGGTTGTAGCCAATGTTTTCGATCCACTTGAACTCGTAACCGATGGAGTTCGAACGCGGATCATATCCCGCCGGTGGAGTCGCTGTCGGACCGAGATAGTGAAGGGGTGACCAGATATCAGGAAGGGTCAGGACCAAATACGTATCGTGAAGCATCTGTGCATAGCGGTCAATCCGACACTGAATCGTCCGTGTCGTTGTTTGTGCGAAATCCAAGTTGGAGCTCGTAAACGTCATTCGGATTGCCTCCATTGCAAAGTTTGTGTGTCGCCGATAGACTGCCCGAAAATGCGTCATAGACGGGCTTCCATTAACGAGTTCGTTCTGGGCTCCAATTGCCACCAATTGAAGTAGACCTCCAGGCATATTGTGTTAGTAATGAGATTAGACTAAATAGGTGCTGGTCGCAGTGTTCGCGGGGACGCAACACGCTGATGTATAGGTTGTTCCCAGCGTTGCTGGGTAATAGGCGTTAATACCCATTCCACCCACGAACCGAGTGTACTGCTGGGACTTGTTGCCAAGAATAGCAGTGTACTGGGTATTGGAGCGACGCTTCTGCGGAGGAGGAGCCGTCGCAAGGCTTGCGGCAATGATCTGTCGCTTCTTCTGCGTAATATAATCCTGAACGTTATTGACCTGCATTTGTGATTTACGGAGAGATTATGTATTTATCATAATGCGATTTGTTCTTATCAGCACGCACGTAGATCAGACCACGGGGTACTCGAAGGTGGTGTATAACCTACTGGGACAGCTCTCGACACTGGCTCCCGCAGTGAAGACGTATCACTTCGGATTTCAGCGCCTTCCTGCACGCACGAGTATTCGCACGGTCCCGAAGGGTGTGATTGCCTACGACGCAGCTGCAAACGAGGATCCGAAGGAGGAGGGTTTTGGATTCAACAAGATCCACGAGTATCTTGAGATGGTGAACCCGGATGTTGTGATGATCTACAATGACCCGCTCATCATCCACCGGTTTGTGGAGGCGATGAAGTTCAACAAGGAGACATCGCCGTACAAGCTGTGGGTGTATGTGGATCAGGTCTATGAGGGTATTGCACCTCCTCTGATCGAGACCATCACGAAGAATGCTCACCGCGTGTATTGCTTCACACGGTACTGGGCAGACATCTACTCCAAGTATGCTCCGTTCCCAGACATCCGTGTTCTGGAGAATGCTGTGGACACGACCATGTTCTCCAAGCTTTCTGATTCGGCGCGTATGGCAGTTCGTGCAACAATGGGAATCCCACCCGAGGCAGTTCTCTTTGTCAATGCCAATCGCAACAGCCAGCGCAAGCGTCATGACCTGGCAATTATGGGATTTGTTGAACTGATCAAGCGCGATCCGTCCAAGCCGTACTACTTTATGATTGTGACGGGTCTGAATGGGCAGCAGGGTGCATACTATGATGTCAGTCGTGTGTATTCGACGGAGATGCAGCGCCAGGGTCTTGATCCGAATGATTTTGCCAAGCGCCTCCTGCTTGTGGATACATCAGCAAAGCCTGTCCCAGATTCGTCGATCAACGAGATCTACAATGCCGCAGATATTGGCGTGAATACGTCGGATGGCGAGGGATTTGGTCTGTGCCAGATTGAACACCTCTACACAGGTGCTCCTCAGATCGTGACGGACATTGGAACATATCGCTCGTTTATGGACGAGTCGGTATGTGGCTTTGTGAAGCCGTTTGATCGGTGGTATTTCTCGGGTACGATGCCGCTTGGTCTGTGGGCGCCGAACTTTGACTATCGTGAGCTCGCGAACCAGATGGAGAAGATGATCACCAGTCTCCCCGCCTACAAGAAGGCGGCGGCAAACTACAAGTTCAAGACGTGGGATGAGGTCTGCTCTTCGTGGATTGAGGATGTGAAGAGGGAGGCTTGACGACCGTGTTAGAGCAGAAACTCAATCGAAGTAGGGCTGACCATCTTGCCCATACGGAGCAGGCGCTGATTGTCGTCCCAAGCAGGTCCGTCGAAGACCTCCTTGGTGTTGCGATCGATGATCAGTGAAATGCCCTTCACCAGGACCTTCTGCAAGGAGCGGTGCTTCTTGGAGGTGTTGCGCAACACAGTCTCATCCAAATCCTCATTTTTAATATTCGGTCTGAATGCCAGATCTTCACCCGTTGTGGTGGAATCAAAACGCATACACGAGACCACCGGACGTTCACGAGAATGGAGCTTCCGGTGGATTTCGCAATCAATCGCCGACTGCTTGAGCAACAGAGCCATCCGCTGACCAATGCGCTCCTTTTCAAATGCCGTCTCATACAGATACTCGTCTGTGGACATAAAGGTCTCCACTGGATCACCCTCATATCGCTTGATTACCATATCATTTCTGCGGATCGCCACAATGTTCGGATAATCAGCTGACTTCATCTGGTTCTCCGTAAACACTGAGATGTAGAAAGACACCTTGACTGTACGCTCTTCCATCGGCAACGTAGCGTGAGAGCAAATGCGGATTGCACGACCAATGACCTGATCGTGACGAGCAGGCGTCCAGTGTGGTTCCATAATGTGCACGTGACGAACGTTGGTCAGCGTAATACCCTCAGCACCCGATGCAGACGCCATAAGAACGTGAAGGATCTTCTTTCCGCGCACCTCCACGCTCTGCTTCAGGGATGCCGGAAAATTCTTGGAATACACACCATTGAAGATCTGTCGGGTTAGATCACGTTCTTCTGCATCTTCCTCACCGGTGTAAAATGTGTAGGCAGGCTTGTCCGACATATCAGGATCTTCCACCCACTGCCCCGCTTTTTTCACAATCTTATAGGGTTGCCAGCCAGCAGTCTCTAGCACTGCCGACAAGACACCGAGACCTTCCAGTGCACGATACTGAGAATACACAAACTGGTTGGCATCTCCCGATGCCTTGATGTTCTCCAGAATCCGAAGCATCTTGGGACTGAATGTCTTCAGACCAGCTTCCGACAGATACCGATCAGCGGATGCCTTCAGCTTCTTCACAACTGCCTCTGACTCCTCCTTTGGTGGCTTCTTGCTTTCCGATACAACCTCTGCATCTTCTTTGACGGTCAGTTCCGGCGGTGTTGCATAGTCGCAGACCAGGCGAGTCGGGACACGGAAAGTGCTCAGATTCTCGTTAAGCTTGGATCGTCCACGACGAGAATCGATCTTCATCTCCATCCAGCGGACTTCCAAGTACCGCGTGAACTGCTCATCAGACATCGGCACCTTCTCCAGCGTATCTTCCAAATCGATGCGACGGGGCAGAAGACGCTCGTCAGCGCCCTTGAAGTAGGAGACCAGACCCTGAATACGGCGACGAAACAGCATCGGATTCTTCACATTCAGTCCATCCAAGAACAGATTGGCAAACTCCTCGTAATCTGTCGGCAGGCACTGAAGCTCTTCGGTCGAGATCTTCTCAGTAGCGATTTCACCTCCACCCACGTCCGTTTCAATCTTCGTCTTGATGGATGAAACCCAGTCAGCAGGAATGGGGATGAAGGGCAGATCCTTCATATACTGCACGGCAATACGATCACCCTCCCCGTTGTAGGTCGAGCGGAACTGAGGAGGATTGCGAGTCACCATCACGTACTTCTTCAGGGCATTGAACTCGATCGTATCCACCTCGGGAATACCCCGAAATGCTTTGGTGATCTTCTCCTCATCCCACGTAGGAATGGTCTTGAAGGGGATCGTGATTCGCTCGATCGGTCCACGAAGGAGGTTCATCATATAGGAGATCTCATTGGGCGAGTTAATGATTGGAGTTCCGGACAGAAGCACAATCTTGCAGCGTTTGGCGTGATAAATCGCATCGTACAGCTTGCTGGTAATCTCAGACTCGTTGATCACACGGGAGATCAAGTTGTGAGCCTCATCCACAATCACAACGGAATCGTCATACATTCCTTCCTTGACATACTCTGCAATATTGGAGCGAGTGAGACCATTGTAACGGATAAAGTTGAATCTCTGATCAAGGATGTCGGCAATCTGTGAGCGGATTGCAGATTTGTCTTGACTAGACAGGCTCTCAAAGTTTGCTGTCTCACTCGGAGTGGTAATAAA